ACAACAGTGTCATAAAGAAACAAAACTTGCAGGCATTCCGAAATTAGCGGCTAGTTGGTTTAGTATTAACCGCAAATACACTTACCACGAAGAACACAATCATTTACCAGACCTATGGAGTGGTGTTTATTATGTGCAAGCAAATCAAGATCACCCTGGGCTTACGCTAGTTAATGGTAATCAAAAAGCAAATTGGCCTAAGAGTGGTATTACTGAACTGTGTGAGTCAAACTCTCCTACTGTTACTTGTGCGGCAAGCACAGGAAGTTTAATTATTTTTCCTAGCTACCTGTGGCACAAAGTAGAACAACAAATGACTGATAAAGAAAGAATTACGGTGGCATTTAATTATGGAATTTAAAGATATACCTTGGACAGACGTACTAATTGATACTAGAGACTTTGTTGTATTCAAGGATGGTTATCCTGTCACAGAAGGACACGTTCTTTTTGTTCCTAAGATAGCAGATTGGGATCATCTTGCCAAATGCTATAAAGCCGCATATGGTTGGGGTTATGACTGGGTTGAAAAAGGATATTGTGATGCTTACAATATCGGACAGAACATAGGCGAAGAAGCAGGACAAACTGTTGATTGGCCTCATGTGCATCTTATTCCAAGACGCAAAGGCGATATGGAAGATCCAAGAGGCGGTGTTCGCCACGTGATACCCGAGAAGGGAAACTATAAAAAAAACGTTGTCGAACTTGAAAACTTAGAAGACGATGTTTATATTAATGAGAATGGTTGTTAATGCACACTAAATTAATTGATTTTGAGTTAGATAAGAAAATAGATCCAGAGGATTGGTCGTTAGCTATAGTTGATGAAGATATTGATCCTAGACTTATTGCTGTTTTTACTAGACTTTACTATTTAAATTACTTACAAGAGTTAGGTGATCAATGTATTTTGATTGCTAACATGACCCGTAGAATTTTGAGATTACATGGAATAGAAGCACATTGTAAAGATGTTATTGCTCATTTCAGAAATGTAGATAGAGATTGGAGACAAGTTATAGGTGCTCCTGCAAATATTACTCACGGCGGTGTAATAGATACACACCGTGTAGTAATCACACCCGAGTATGTTATAGATTTTGCTCATCGCGATAGTATTCATAAAACATTTGGAGCAAGATCTCCAAGAGGATTTATTGGAAGAAAGCAGTATGATGTATGGCAAAAAACACCAATGGGTGAAATTAAGTGGGTTGAGCGAGAAGCACATCCTATGGTTAAAAACGTAACATTCCATCAACGTAACCAAGAACGCGATTTAGTTTCTCGCTACTTTGATGTTTACCAAATGTAAGGAAAGAAAAATGAGAGAACAACTATTAGAAGCATTTGTGTCACACGCTCGTGGACACATTGACAAGCACAAAGCTAACGTAGAAGTATACTTGCACAATCCAGCAGGCATTGGCGAGCATCCAGATATTATCGATGCAATCGAAACAGAAATGAAACAGATTGCCGAATATGATGATATGTTAGAAATGGTTAATAAGTATTTTAAATAATGGCTAAAACACTTTTTATTGGCGACAGTCATGCACACGGTTATTATGAAACTGGGCAAGGCATTCTTGCTTGGCAAGAAAATAATTACGCAGAAATTTATGCAAAAGCAAATAATAAAGAAACTGTTATATATAGTCAACCAGGCGGATGCAATAGAAAGTATCCTGCCTGGTTAAAGTCAATGTTAGATCGCTATGATGATATTGACGAAGTGTTTATACAATCTACTTACTGGAATAGGTTTTTATTAAGTTGTTCACGCAATTTAGATGTAGGTGAAAATACTAATGTTGATTTGTACCTAGACAATGATCAACCAAAAGATGATCTAATACATAGATATACCGATCACAGGGTAACAGAAAACTATATAGAAATGATCGACCAGGTTCGAGCAGAAAACTATCAGGATTTCAAAGGTTTTGCATTTGACGATATGGAAGTAAAAGCTGATTGGGCTCCATTTCATGAAAAATATATCTATACTAAACTGTGGCACGAGTTAGTGACTCCGTTGCAGTATAAAGATTACTGTTTAGATCTACTTGCTATTGACACAATGTGTGCTAGACGCAACATTAAATGGTACCAATGGTCAATTAATAACAGAGTATTTGTTCCTGAAAATGTAGAACTATACGGAAATTGGATGGCAGGTAAAAAAGCAAAATCATCTTCTGAAGGATATTTACAGTTATTAAAAGGTATTAACATTGAAACAGACGAAAATCGGTTAGACGGCGAGCATTATACTACAAAAATACATGAATTAATTGGAAAAGATTACTTAGAATATGTAAAAAATGCTTGACAAAAACCTAAATAAAGTGTATACTGTAAAGTATATTGTATGGCAATCCTCTGCCTTAACATCGGAGATAAAATGAAAATGAGCAAAGCATTACAAATTAAAGGCAAGCTAGAAGACGCAGGCTTGCGCTACTGGGCAGGAGATAACATCTCTGAAGTCCTACAGAAAGGCGATAAAGAAGAACTTATCGAAGGCGCAACAGAAGCATTTGAACAAGTACTTGACGCACTAGTAATTGATCGACATAACGATCCTAACTCAAAAGGTACAGCAAGACGTCTTGCTAAAATGTACTTTAATGAGATTATGGCAGGACGATATGATCCTATTCCAAGTGCAACGGCATTTCCTAATGATAGCGACGAACGTTATGAAGGTATGTTAGTAGTTCGTTCAGAACTAAAAAGCATGTGTTCACATCATCATCAGCCTGTAACTGGTACAGCATATATTGGCATTATTGCCGCTGAGAAACTTATTGGACTTAGCAAGTACACACGTATTGCACAGTGGTGCGCTCGACGTGGTACACTGCAAGAAGAACTTGCAAATGATATTGCACGTGAAATTCAAAAAGCAACTGGTGCAGAACACTTAGGCGTTTACATTCAAGCAACACACGGTTGCTGTGAGAATCGCGGCATCATGGCACATAGTTCACTTACACAAACAACTGTACTACGTGGTGCATTTAAAACTGATGCAGGTACAAAGAAAGAGTTCTTTGATAACATCAAACTACAACAGGAGTTTAGTTGCTAATGAGTAATTATATTGCAGTGCGTATGGCACAAGTGTTTATTGTAGTAGTATTTGCAATGGGCATGATTAGTTTAGGTATTGATCTTTATACAGGAAGGTTGCCATTATGAAATTAAGATATTCAGAAGCATTTTACAGTGTGCAAGGTGAAGGTAAATTTGTAGGGGTGCCTAGTGTGTTCTTACGTACCTTTGGTTGTAATTTTCGTTGTATGAACTTTGGTGTTGATACTAAAAAGAATCGCACAGAACTTCATGCAGAAGGACAAAGATACAATGCAGAAGTAAAAGCATTAATTGATGCAGGTGTACACGAAACTACAGAAAAGTTTGAGGACTTGCCTATTATTCACACAGGCTGTGATACATATGCAAGCATCTATCCAGAGTTTAAACACTTTAATAAACAAGCAGAAGTTGACGAAGTGGTTGAACATTTACTGTCACTTACTCCGAACGGTAAGTGGACACAAGACAACGGTCAAGACATTCATTTGATCATGACTGGTGGAGAGCCCTTGTTAGCGTGGCAAAAGCTCTACATTGATTTGTTTGAACATCCACGTATGAGAGACCTAAAAAATGTTACATTTGAAACAAACACTACACAAAAGTTACACGATGATTTCTTCAACTATCTTACAGATCAAGACAGATTTGAAGTTACTTGGAGTTGTTCCCCAAAACTTAGCGTTAGCGGAGAACCTTGGGAAACTGCTATTAAGCCTGATGTTGCTCGCGAGTATAGCCTTGTTGACGGCAGTGACATTTACCTTAAGTTTGTTGTCGCTAGTCAAGATGACTTTGAAGAAGTTGAAAGAGCTGTGGAAGAGTACCGTAATGCAGGCATTAAGTGTCCAGTATATCTTATGCCGCTTGGCGGACGTTCAGAAGAGTATAATCTCAATGTTCGAGAAGTCGCCGAAGCATGTATGGAGCGAGGTTGGAGGTTCACACCAAGACTACACATATCCTTATTCGGAAATGCATGGGGAACTTAAGAAGCAATACATGAATGAAGCACATGAAAAGGCTATGACAGCAAAGGTCGGTAAGACAGATGAAGAAGAAGCAATTGAAATCGAACAACGCATGATACGTGCAAGAGAGGCAGGACTATAATGGGATGGTGGAAAAAACTAATTAGAGATGCAGGTATAAACAGTAAAATTGATGAACCTGTAGAAAAAGAAAAGTCTATTGAAGACGAGCGCAGAGAAATTCTTGCAAAAGAAAAAGAAGAAGCTACTGCGGCCGGTGAACCTTGGGTTGCTGTGCTTGATACTAAAGTAAACCCTGATAACATTCGAAACGGATTCTTTGAACTTGATTGGAACAACGAGTTTATTGAACAACTCATTGACGCAGGTTACACAGGTGAAAATCCAGAACAAATTGTAGACGGATGGTTTAGAACAATTATTAGTCAAATGTTAGGCGAAGAAGGTATAGATGGTCCTAGGGCCGCTGGATTTATTGATACAACTAAAATTAGTGAAGATAAAAGTGAAGTAAAGTAATGCGTAATGAACTAAAACGGTACATTAAAGAAGAGTTTTTACTTGACAATAGTAGCTCTATACTATATAATGATACTGTAAATGACACATTTAAGGCATAGATAATGGCAACATATATTTTAATAGATACTGCAAATACGTTCTTTAGAGCTCGTCACGTAGTTCGTGGCGATATCGATACGAAAGTAGGTATGGCATTTCATATCACGCTAAACAGTATTAAGAAAGCATGGAATGACTTTAACGGAGATCATGTTATCTTTTGTTTAGAAGGACGTAGTTGGCGTAAAGACTATTACGAACCTTACAAACGTAATAGACAAGAAACACGTGATGCATTAACTCCTGCACAGCAAGAAGAAGATACAATCTTTTGGGAGATGTTCGACGAGTTTAAGAATTTTGTTACAGTAAAGACTAACTGTACAGTAATGCAACATCCGCAACTAGAAGCAGATGATTTGATTGCAGGTTGGGTACAAGCACACCCTAATGACAATCATATTATTATTAGTACAGATGGTGACTTTGCACAACTTATTGCTCCTAACGTAAAACAGTACAACGGTGTGTCTAATACAACTATTACACACGAAGGTTACTTTGACGACAAGGGCAAGCCTGTTGTAGATAAGAAAACAAAAGAGCCTAAGCCTGCACCTAATCCTGCGTTTATGCTGTTTGAGAAATGTATGCGAGGTGACACTAGTGACAATGTGTTTAGTGCATATCCTGGTGTACGTACAAAAGGCACTAAGAATAAGGTTGGGCTTACAGAAGCATTTGAAGATAAGAGTACAAAAGGCTACAATTGGAATAACATGATGTTACAGCGTTGGGTAGATCATAACGGTGTTGAACATCGTGTATTGGATGATTACAATCGTAATGTTGTACTATGCGATTTGACTGCACAACCTGCAGAGATTAGAGAAATAATAAATAAGACTATTGCCGAAAATGCAAAGCCTAAACAAGTATCTCAAGTTGGGTTGCATCTTATGAAATTCTGTGCAAAGCATGATATGCAACGTATTGCAGATAATATTCAATTATATGCAGATGCACTGAATGCAAAATATAATATAATGGAGCCAATATATGATTAAAGCAAAACCAGTGCTAAAAAATAAGTTTTGGATTATTGAATCTAATGGCGAACGTATTGGTACACTATCTAAAGAAGAAGATAAAAGATATATGTACAGTTGTTCAACAGGGACAGAATACTTTAGCGATACTAAATCTTTTAACAGCTACATTGGAGGTGCGAGCTGGGATAAGACAAGTATTTCAGACGGTAGTAAAATCGATAGAGAAATTCATGGTTTTGCTACAAGCGGAACACCGTATAATGTAATGTATAATGTACAAAAAAAGTTACCACTTTTTACAAAAAGTAAAAAGTCTAAAAGTTTATATGCGGCAGGTTATTACATTATTAAATTTGACAAAGGATGGGTAAGAAGTTTTTGCCCTAAGTTAGTTACACTTGAAAAGTATGAATACAAAGGTCCGTTTAAAACAGACTTTACAATGAGACAGGAATTAAGTAATGCAAACAAACGAACCGATTAATCCTGCACCTATACAACAATTTGTTCAAATTGTTAAAAGTGCAGAACAAGGAAATCAAAAAGAAATTAGAATTCCGTTAGCACAAGCTAAAAAT